CGGGGAATCTGACGGATCTGCGAATAGGTGTTCGAATCCACTACCAGGTACTTCGGAGCGCTCGCAGGAACTTTGGCGGCAAAAAGCGCGGTTTCCGCTGCGTCGATCGTCGCTTCCGTCACAGGCGTGCTGGCCGTACCAACCGGGGTATTTGCAGTAAACGAACCATAGAGACCCAACAGGTCGGTTTCAATGCGCTCTGCAATCGCGATCACTGCTGGCTGCATGTACGCTTTCAGCAGTTCCGGATAAGCCAGAACCTTGGTCACATCCGGAATCTGGAAAGATGCTTCGGCGTGCGTGTTCAGTACGATTTGAGCATTTCCCAGACTCGGATTCTGCGGCTGAACGGTGCCGCCTTCCGCAATGTTATTCGCCACAAGCACCGGAGGAATCGGCACGTTGACGGTGTCTCCGCTATGAGCCAGCACCGGCTCGTAATCGCGGTTCACCAGGTTACCCATAACAAGGTTCCCCACCAACGCCGGCAGTGCATCAGCAGCCACTAACTTCACGATCGCGTTCGTTAGATTGGCAGATGTAATTATTGACATAACTCTCCTGTATTTTTTTTCACGACATGACTGAATGTCGCCAGGTGCTTTTGTAAACTAGCAGCACCTTTTGCGGCACGCGCCGCTTCGTCTGATCAATTCTCAAAACTCTTATGCGCCCCGTAAAGCCTGTGAGGCGAGCTTCGCAATGTGCTGTCGCACTCGCTCCATCTCATCCTTGTTCATTCCCGGTCTTATGCTCTCCAGCGATATCGCCGCATCCGACTGAGCCGCTTGCCGCGACGGATTCTGTGCTCCGCTTCCACCCGCAATTCGTGCCGGCAGCAATTCCGGATTTTCCTGCACAAAATGTGCCACATAGTCTTGCAGTGACTTGCCTTCGCTGCCACGCGCCTGCAATCGCCCGTCTTCTGCACGCACGATCTCGTCCTTTACCGCTCGGAACGCCAGGTCGACTTTCGATATGCCCGTGCGTTGCAGCTCATTCCTGATCTGTGAATGTCGGTCTGCTTCTTCCGCCGCTGCCCGCGCTTTGCGGTTTTCTTCCACGAGCTGATTTAGCCGCGTCTCGAGGCTCTCCCGCCGCTTCCGTTCGTCTAGCAGCTCTGCCTTATAAGCAGGTTCTGCTTGACGCTGCTCGGTGCGCACAAACTCTTCGATTGCATGCCGCACGATATCGCGCACGTCGGGCGCGCCCGTCGGCTGTTGTTCTGTTGGCCCTTGCTCTGACATTTATTCTGTTCTCCTAACTCTTGAATTGCGCTTCAATTTCCTGCGCAATTTGGTTCTTCACTTCTTGCCTCGCATCGTTCAGGTACTTCATGGCAAGCCGCTGATAAATCTGCGATCGCAATGTCGGTGAATCGATGCCGAGTTGCAGAAGATTCGAGGCTTGCTGCAACTCCGTCCCGAAATCCGCAATGTCAACTTCGTCCAGCCCCGAAACAGCTACTGTCAATCCGTCTTCGCGAGCGTCGCTGATGGCGGTAACGATACTCCGGATGCAATCTTTAACCGCCGTCCCATAGGCGCGCAAAATCTCGTACGTGATCGTAAAGTCCAGCTGCTTGCTGGCCGCCGATTGCGCGTGTCCGCCGATCATTTCTCCCGAAGCTTGCGACAAGTAGCACACGCGGTAAATCTCTTCTTTCAGCGTCTCCAGGTTCTGCGCCGCGATTTGATAGACCTTCCCGTCCGGCTCTGTCCAGCCGAATTTGTCCGTCGGTCCCAGCTGAATAAAGTAACTCTCGCCAACGATCTGGTTCCATTCGCGATCCGAATAAATGACCGGCATCGCAAACAGTCCCATCGTTATCGCCCAGCTCAGAGCATTTGATTTGTTGAAGTGCTCCAGCTGCAAATGCGCCGCTTTATTCATCAGCCAGAGACCCTCACTGACCGCCAGATCAATCAGCGGCACCCGGTTCTGTCTGCACAATCCATGTGGACCCTGCGCAACGAGTTCAATAGGCGATCCTTCTCGCTTTCCGCTGATCTGCCGGTAACTGCGAAATTGTTGCCGGTCGTAGTAGCGCCAGTAGGTCTCTTCCACAATCTCGGCGCTTTCTACTGTCGGCTGGCGCCGCACCTTGTGCCGCAACACCACCCATTCGTATTCACCACGCTCGTTCCGGCTCCAGTTAATGAGCTCTTCTGCTTGGTAAGCCACCAGAAATGCTCGTGACAAACCTGCCAGATCTTCTTCAGCGCGCGTCGTCGGCCGTTCGGGGCTCTGCGGAAAGTCGATCAGGATATGACTCCGTCCCGCTATTAGCGCGTCTACGAAACACTGCCGGAAGAACGCCGAAAGTCCGCTGCCCCGCAAGTCGACGTCATCGGCAAATTCCGTCAGGAAGGCCTGCCCGGAGGCCAGCCCGCCCTCAATCTGTAAACTTGGTTGCCGCCGGAACAACGTCGAGGCGAACCAGTCAACAATCGAGCCAATATAGTTCTCGTAAAACACTCGCTGCAGACGCTCGCTATAAACATCGAGCGGTTCTTTCTGCCGTCGCAGCAGATAATCGGCAGCCCGATGCTGAAACTCCTGGCCGCCCGCATACAAGTCCCGGTACATGCGCCACATGTGCCGTTTCCGCTTGAAGTCAGGATGTTCTTGATTAATCTCTGTCATAAAATCTCGTCCTGCTCTGTCTCTTTCAAATGAGGCGCTTGTCTACTTCGCCTGCCCGAGCCTTCTCCCCAAACAATTGCCAAATTGCATATCCGAGCGCATCGGACACGTGTGTCCGCTTCGGATCGCGCGTCTTGTCTACGACGCCTGAATCTGCCTTGAACAGTACTTCCTCCAAGTCCCGAATCAGTTCTTTACAACGCGGGTCTACTTCCAGCCGAACTTCTCCCGTTGCACTCGTCAAAAGCGCATTTACTTTTCGCACACGGCTCAAAACCGCCGGGTTACTTGGAGGCACCCGTAACCGCACGTTCCGGAACGCGGCTCGCGTCAAGTAGTTCTGCACCGTCGCGTAGTCGTTCGTTCCCGTGGTATGCATGTTTCTCCCGCTCGCATCTCCGTAGATCTCAAGACCGCCCGTATGCCCCCGATAGCGGTTCTCAAACTCCATGCAGGCTTCCTCGGTCGTCGCGCGTTCTAGCACGATTTCATCGATCACCGCTAGTTCCGAGCCCTGCCACTGAAGCAGCACCGAACTCATCGGCGAAACATTAAAGTCCAATGCCCAAAGCAGAGCCTTCGTCTTGTCATATGCATGCTTCGCAACATGCACAGCAGCGTTGAAGCAGTGATACACCCGGTCCCCCCGGCTGTTCAGGTATTCTCCTAGCGCTTCCTGCTGATAAAACTTCGGATCATAGCTGCTTTCTAGCCGCTCATAATAATCCGGCGTTTTGTCCAGCAAAAACCGATTCTCAAAGGGCTTTGCCCGGACGCATGAATAGCCCGCCACGGGGCTCTGTAGGAAGCGCCGGTAAACCCAGTCATGCCCTTGCGGCGTCCATACTCCAAATCCGCAGAGCCGGTCCGCTCTCGGATCGCGCAGTCTCGCCTCCAGCCGCAGCCATCCGTCTTCACGCGTATACGAAAGTTCGTCTATCCCAAACCACGCCAGGTTGGTGCCTCGAAGCCGCTCCGGCTCCTCAAGCGATCGCAGCAGAATCGTACTCTCAGTCTCTGAGACCGTCAGTTCTCCATCAGACTTCCGCAACTCAAACTCAACGTCCGCCGCTGCCATCATCTGCAGCAGCGAGTTCAGCGTTGCGTCCCGCAGCATCGCCAGCGTCGGAGCTGCCAACATCCCCTGACGTCCTCGATTCACGAAAGCGTTGCGCAAAGCTTCAACAGCTAACGCCGCGCTTTTGCCGGAGCCAACCGGCCCGGAAAAGCCTTTCAGTCTCGCAGTCGATTTCAGAAACTCAGATTGCGACGGCAGCGCTGCGTATGACCAACACAGCTCATCGCTTCCCGCGCCGCGCTGCTCATCATTCGCCTCCGCTGTCGAACTCATACGCCCACGAGCTTAACGTTCAACGCGTGCAGCGCAGCCGCAATCTTTGCGCTTATCTAGCTAAAACCAAAGAAGATATTTTTTTTTGATTTTTTGTCACGGCCTCGGAATGGCGTATCTGATCATTCGAGTGGTCAGCTCTGGGCAAATGCAAACGGTAGCTCTTCTCGCGCAAAATCGAAGCCGCCGCTCAGAAAAGGGCTTCTTTTCATCCTGCGCCCGTGCCTGTCCCGAAGCCTTTATCACGGGTTCTAAGAACAACTTATCGGCACTCACGAATAACGACGCGAGATAC